TATTGAACCATAGCTTGTTGTTGCCATTATTTTCCTCCTATAATTCGACTTCGCACTCAAAAATTGCTTTAGATGCCACATCTTCAGGACCTATTGTAATTTGTCGTCCTCCTGGTAATCTAACCCATGTTTCATCCTTTTCTTTTCCACCGTTCGAATTAATAATATATTTGCTCCAAGTAAATCTTATTACTTGATTTGTTATTTCTTCATTTCCTTTATATACATAACAAGTTAAAGTAGTACGTATATCTTCTCTTACAAATAGTTCTCCAGCACTAGATTCAATTTCAACTCTAATTGGAATTTGTTCATCTATATGTTCTTCCCAAGTAGTTTCAGTATCTGTCTCTGGATCATAACTAAATACCATTTCTCTTGCACTAATTTTAAGATGTTTATTTCCGCTTCCGTCAGTATAAAATGCAAGATACTGTTGATTATCTCCAATATACATATTATCAGTATAAATACCTTGAGTACCAACCATGTTATTATATATATTAGATTTAACGCTTATATTTGCAATTTGTGTACTCGGTAAAGTACCAAGAATACCTCTAAAGCTATATGAAACTTTTGGATTTCTGGTTTCATCAACAATGGTTTCAAACAAACTTATCGCGCGCGGTGGTAAATTAACAGTATTATCAGAGCTATTAACTCCAATTCCGTAGTTAGAAGTGCCATCTTCTCGGCCCATATCAATAAGCGCGCCGCCTTCTAAACTAACCAAATCAGTAATAGCAGTATTACCTTGAACCATTTTAGCAGCACCTTCTAAAGTAACTACTTTTCCATTTGCCGCTATAACTTTATAAGTATGAGTTAATCCATTAAAAGATAAAATACTTTGTACATTTGGTTCAGAGCCATCAGTTGTATAGTTACTAACTTTACACCAACTTCCAACTTGAAATAAATGTGGTTTTTCAACAGTAAAAATAAGATTCTCTCCATCTATTACTGCATTTTTAATTGTGCTTGAAGGTCTAAATATAAAAATTCCACCAACTGCTTGAATTTCTGCATATTCGAATACGGCTGTCTTAATAGCTCCGCGCGCCGTTATATTATTGAATACCGCATCACCATCTTTATTAATCATCCACCCATAACCAGCAGATTCTTGAAAATTAGATGAACGAATTAAAGCGTTATTGCCATCTATTATAATATGGTCGCTATTGTCTGGACCAACATTAACAATTCCACTAAAGTTACCACCAGTAGCATTAATGGTACCAGTCATTGTCAAATCGCCAGCATTATTAGTTGATAAAACAGTATTACCATTCTTATCTTTAATGCTAATTCCATAGATACGCTCATTATTTTCTACGCCTAATGAACCAATTTTAATTCTTTCTTGGTCTGAGCCATCAATAACTTGGAAGTCATTATCAGAAGTAATACTAACGCGACCACCATCCTCATATGAATTCTTAATAAAGAATCCATCCCAAGTAATTGCGAAATGAGCCTTATCTTTTATTTCTTCAAGCGTGTATGGTTTATATGAGCCACCCTCTTTTATACCATATAATCCATTTTGGTCATATCGTACAAAAGTTTGTAAGTCATATATTTCATAAGTCTCTCCATCAAGTTCCGAAGTGACACCAGTAGACTTATATGCACTAATACCAGCCTTATCCCAACGGAAACTTGGACTATTGGAATTACCAATTATAACGTTATTAGTATTTAATTGACCAGTATATACAGTACCTATGTTAATACCTTGTCCATTAATAGCAGTAGACCATGAATTTCCACCATCAGAAGAAATCTGTATCCCTTCACTATTAATTTTAACATAATTTCCAGTATTAGTCAAATTTCGAATTAGAATGTTATCTCCGTCAATCCAAATTGACCCGTCGCTAACCAAATTATACTTTTGTCCTGCCATACGATTAAGAGATGCTTGTAATACATTCTGATTAATCATACCGTTGGCATCGAGTAAAGTACTAATCTTTGCATATGTAGCTTCATTATACTGCACAGTTTGAACCGCCGCGCTAATACGCTGGAACAAATCTTCAAAACGAGTTTTATAATTTTGTACTGTAATTATATTTTGATCTGGAGCATCTAAGTGCCATTCAACAGCTGAAACAATTACTTCTTCGCGCGCTGGTGTACGAATGCCATGAACATCAGCCCATCCAAAGAACTCAACGTCTTCCACATAAGATTTATCACCAGCATCAAATAAGTATCCGTCAAAGCCTTCTAATTGACTTATTTCAACCACATTGATTGTATATGTTACTACTGGTTGAGCTGAAGTATTACTTACTTGAAGCGCATCAAGATAGTAAAGCTCAGAATCAATATAGTCAGTTGAATTCCAAGTACCTTCTTGAATATAACGACGGTATCTATTATTAAACTCTTTTACTAATTGATTCTTTTCTTCTATTTTTTCTTCTATTCTATCAGAAATACCATTAATTGTTGTATTCGGATTGATAATTTTAAATTTTGCAACCTTATAATCATTAATTTCATATTGATTATTTTCTGCATTAATAGTAAAACCCTCAGGTAAACTATTAAATTCAATAGTTGAACCATCACCAACATTTAATATATCGAAATCTTTTTGACTTAAACTAGTTCTATATTCAACACCACCTACAGTAAAAACGATTTCATTTATATAGTCATTAAAACTAATAAATACATGACGTTGTTCAAGTTCATCAAAATCTACCCAAATTTTTACTTTATAATTCTCATATCCGTCTAGCTTATGTTTTATATCCCAATATTGTTTATTTATATTAGTAAGTATACCTGAATAATTATTAATTACAGCTGAATCAGTATAAATACGACTAAAATACTCAAGAATATTTTCTTCTTCAGTAAGTTGTTCGCTTTCACGTTCGTATTTCTCTTGCTCTGTTTCTCCTTCAACTGGCTCAACCAACTCATTATGCAGCTCTCTATATTCATCATAAGTCTGACCAGTTAACTCTTCAAAGTCAGCTAAGGCTTCATTCTTATCAGCTGCTGCACTATCTATTAATTCGGTATAAACATTACGTTTACTAGTAATATCAGTAAATACTGAGTTAAGTTCTCTACGCTCTTTTTCTAACTCTTTTAATTCTAAATTAAAATCTTTTACATTAGAAACTAGCCTATCAATTTCTGGTTGAGTTACATCTCTATCTAATAAACCTTGGCTATAATAATAGTCAAAATTTAATATATATTGTTCGCCACTAATATTTGAAGGGGCGTTAGCTATAGAAACAAAACCCTCATCTGTATAGTCTGATTGAGCTAATTCTACAATTAGTTTTGTAACAATTTCATCGGAATTAATATTTCGCTCTATAGATTGAAGATTTACTCCGTATTTAAAGCCAGCGTAGTTATCTTTACCAACATACTCTTTTAAGTATACATACTTGCGCGGCCCACCATTCTCATCAATCAAAATCTTACCGGCCGCGTCGTGTTCGACAACCAAATCAATCCAACACTCAAATGTTTCTGCTATTGTTTGTAATATATTAAAACAATTTGATTGAGAAACACTAATAGATAAATTCTTTTCAGAGCTACTATTATATAATGGTACCAATGAACCACCTTGAATACCCAAATCAGCTATTAACTCACTTGGTTGAGTATAAGTGATAATATCGTCAGCTTCCATACCATCATCTGGTTTTAAATAGTAGTAATCTGTTGGATTAGATGTGGCAGTTGGCACATTTCCTACCAAAATTGGTTTTACAGGCTCGGTGCCAACATCTGGTATATAACGAGTTAATTGTACGTCTTGTATGTAAATTGAAGATAGTTTAGTATAACTAACAGTATAGGACATTATTCCTTCTTCACTACTATCACTAAAAGTAATAAGTCCTTTACTTGAATTATAAGTGAATTCATAAGTATCTCTTTCTATAACTATATCATCTTCGCTATCTTCAACACCTGAAGTCCAATTATAACTAAAGTTTCCACAACTAAAACTTATTGAAGTACCATGAACTGGTTCAATTGTTTCGGTTATTTGATGAATTATTTGAATAGTTGGAGTTTCTTCTTCTTCGTCTTCATCCTCATCTGTTGGCTCGGTCGGTTCAACTGGTTCAGGTTCAACTGGTTCAGGTTCAACTGGTATTTCTCGTCTAAGAATACGAGTAATCTCCACTGGCTCAGTTAACTGTTCATCTATATAAAAGAAAATACCAATCTTTTTCTTATCTTCAGGGTCATTTATCTCTTTTTGAGATAAAGATTTTACAGCTGTGCCCAATACATAATAGTAAGGAAGATAAATATGAGTTTGCTCATCTTCATCTACATATGTACTAGTCTGTTCATTAAGCACATAAAAATTACTTAATTCTCCATCCCATACATAACTAACATTACCAACTTTATATACATATTTAGTAGAAGGAGTTTGCGGAACATCATCAATTACATAGTTCTTTTTGCCAGTAGGTTGCTGCGTCTCTTCATCTACAACATCAGCTAAAGTTCCGCCAGTAATATAATTATAGTCTGGATTAATATTAGCAATATTAGAAAAATCAAACTCAATAATTACATCATCTGGGTCTACATGCTTATAATAATATCCATATCTGGTTGGTGTATCTTGTTCATATTTAGCTACTAAAACTCTTAATCCTTTGTAAGATGTTAAATTATCAAGTTCTCCTACGCCCGCGCGCCATCTAAATACGAACTGGTCACCCGCGGCGATTGACTGTACATAAGAAGCGTTATCTTCAATGCCACTATTACAAATAAGATTATAGGTTTTATTACCGTTTACTTTCTTTACGTCGTTAAAAGTAGCTTTTAAAAATCCTTCAATTTGAGAAAGTAAACTAACATCAGCTAATTTTTTATTAGTGCCAAGTTCAGGTCTAGTTACAAGTTCTAACTTTCTGACATTATCACCATCTTCCACGTCTACATATGGATTCCAGCCTTGTAATGAACCATCTTCTAATGCATTAAAGTTATCTCCATTCGCAACATAGTTCATTACTATAGTAGAAGTAGTATATGTAAAGTCTGTATATTTATATACTTCGCGCCCGTTTGTATCATTAATTCTATAGCGGTCAACTGTATGCCCCATTATAGGGTCATAAGTTGTAAGCTGACCATAAGCTAAGCGATTAGCATGAAATTGAGTTTCTATTTCACCGAGTGAAAGAATAGGAGTTTCAGCATTACCTAAATAAAACCCATTATCTCTAAAAATTAAATCAGTAGTAATACGATAATTAGTAGCTGTAATTACATTTTTACTATCAATTGTATAAGCCGAATTATCTCGAACAATGAATTGTACAAATTTTCCATTCTGATTTTTTACGTAGCTGTAAAATACGTACACTTGCGCGCCAGCGTCTGGAATCGCCTTTCCATCCTCACTTGCATTGATAATTTCAATGCCAGTTTTAGAAACTAAAGTAGCTTTATAAATTGGTTCTTCAACCAATTGTTTTAGTAAATCAACTCCACCAAGCTTCCAATCTGTGTCTTCAAGAGTTTTCTTCGCAAGCTCGCGCGCAGTACCATGATTGTTATCTAAGTCTGCACTAAATTCAATATTATACCCATTTTTTGAAAGCTCAAGAACAAATGCATCAGTACAATTATAAGTCCAAGTATATTCTTCGTTTGATTCCGTGTGGTCTTTAACAATAAACTCGTACCACTGGTCTTTTCCTTCTTCATCTTTGCCATATTTAAGCTTAACTTTTCGCTCATTTGATAACAGTGCCGCAAAAGGATTGACAACTTCTGCATTTCCAATATATGGGTCAAAATATTTATATTTAAGAGAAAATGTTAGCGTCTTTTCTCCATTTGTATTTTTTGTAAAAACTGGGTCATATACTTTATTAGGCCCGCTCATTGTATCTGAACCAATGACTGCCAGTTTTGTTTCTTCAAATCCGTTTTGGGTGAGTTTATCTTCCCAAACGGAAATTTCATATGGTTTTATTAATAGCTCACCCATTTAAGCCTCCTAGAAGTATAAATAATCGTAAAAGATTTGCGCTCCTTCGCCGCCGCTTATTTCTATAACACCAGTATTTGTCACATCTTCGTTTGGCTCAAGCTTAAAGAAGTAACCACTTTCTACTGCGCTATTATATATATTACCTGAAGTTATAAAAGAACCATTTCCTGCGTCTAAAGAATAACTAGTTATTCCATTGATTAAACCGCTATTAGTATCAATTACATAACCAACTTCAGTATTTGTTAAAGTAATTGGATTAATTATTAATTGAGCCGTCGGAACAGACAGAGATGCTTTTGACTTATATGATAATGATACCGATGAAATTTGATTTGTCTGCCCCTTAGGAATGAAAAGTCGAAAGCCAGTAGGAGCGTCACCAGCATTATATACTTTTATTGTACCATTTATATTTACATCAATATTATTTGTTTCTCTATCGGTCGACGATAAAATTCCACTAGAAATAACCCAATCACTATTCTCATATTCTGATGGAAGTTCTTTAAAGCATGACTTTGCAAAAGGAAAATAAGTAACAAAAGTAAGTTTACCTTCTCCTTTATAGATACGTTCCGTACCTTCAGCTGGCCGCATCACGGTCGTTTGACCATATATGCCATCAAAATTAGTCAGCTCTTTTTTCTGCTCATCAAAACAAATATAAGAAAGTTCAATTGGGCTTTCAATTTTTGCCAAATATTTTTTATATGGAGCTTCATCAAAAATTAATTCTCCGATGTGTTTACATCCATATATTCTTCTAAGTTTTCTAAAATCCTCTTGAGTTAAATGGTCATAAGCAATTGAAATATCAAATGAACGTGGACCATAAGTACTACCAAAATAATACTCTCCATCCATGCCAGGAACTTCAACAGCTATATCTTTAACCTCTGGTATAATTTGCTCTTCAAACCTATCTCCATCGCTTGTACGAACTATATTAAGGTCAGAAGAGTGTTTATTATCAAATTTAAACCCTAAAAAATCTCCTTTTTGCTCCATTTCTAATTCTCCTTTTGGTCAATAAAAAACCACTCAATCTTCATAGATTAAGTGGATTTTATCAGAGTCATCTTCAGTTTCTTTAAGTAACAATTCTATAATTGTCGCTTGGGTCAAGTAAAGTGGACCAAGTTGAAGTTGATTGTTCAACCCATGAACCATTTACCTTTAAAAATACTTTTGAGCATTGAACCCAAGAACCATTTCTTTTTATATATATTTTAGTCTGCGCCGCCGAAGAACAAGTTATATTAATTGTATGCGCGGCAGCAATATTTGAAAGAGAATAGATATAATTTACTACTGTATTACCATATCTATCTTCCCCTTCTTCATATTGAAGTTGACTTGTTCGATCAACATTATTATCTACTAATGAAACTGTAGCAGTTGAATCATTTGGCACAATTACTAAACGATATGAATCACCCGCTAATTTTACAACTTGGCCATCTGGAAATAGTTTACTATTAGTACCATTAGATGTTATAAAATAATAACTTACATTACCAAATATAAAAATTAAGCTATGCTTTTGAGTTACATTAGTAAGTGTATATGTATAATCTCCACCTGCACTTGTGGCTTCTACACTTAAAACCTTCCACTGAAGTGAATCGTTATTTGCATCTGAAGCATCATCTTTACCATATTTAATATCAATAAAATGCTCACCAGCTGAAACTTGATATGATACTGTTTGTGCCGTTGAACTATTACTACACATTGGTATTTGATAATTAGAAGTCGAGTCTGATGGGGTCGATTGACCAGTAGAACTATTCGCGGTTAATCCATCTGTCGCTACTGTTGTATCCAACTTACCAAACATACCATAGTCATATGAAGCTTCGGCATAGTTTATATATTGGATAGTTACAAGACAATCACTCTCAAAATCCATATTTAAGCGAGCAACCGATGCGGATTTAGATACGCCATTATTAGTAGAAACATAATAGCCAGTTGAACTATTTAAGCTAAATCCATATGATGCGCCGCTGACCTGTGTTGTAATTGTATATGTATTTGTTGGTGTCCCACCAACTAACTGACTTGTTATATCAACTCCATTATCAAGAGCCAATGTAAGTTGCGGGTCGGTTGGAGTTATTGTGATAGTTTGATTTGTACCTTCTTGCACACGTGTTGTACCATTACCAGGACTAGTAAGTGCATTGATAGAAGAAATTGTAATTGGATAATAGTTATATGTTGGGTCTTCTTCCGGTGGTACAAATGCGCCAGCCTCTTCAATTAAAATTGTATGGTCAGCCGCAATGTTTTCAATAGAATATACATAGTAATAATCATAGCCACTACTTGGCACAGCATATGTAACAGACCAAGTAATACCAGTAACAAGACCTCCATAGTAACCAATTGTAAAACCAACACGCGGATCATTACGCAACTCCGCGGTCGTCCATGTTCCTGGTGTAATTGTGACTGTTTGATTTGAAGTTGAAGTAAACTCGGTTTGTGTACCTTTTGCCGTAGTACCAGAATATGTGTTTAATCGTGCGACTTCATTAGATTGTGATGTACTTTCTAAGTGTCCATAAACCTGAACACTCATAGAAGAAATTGTCGCATTCTCTGGTATACTACTAAAATCAAATTTATAATAAATTGTTGCAGTTGAACCACTTGATGAGCAATAGTCATTACCCGTCTGTGTTCCGGGATTTTCTACCGTATGTCCTATCGCACCTTGATAACGAGTACCGCTTATTGAACCAGATGTAGTATATGATGCTGGTGCTTGACTTACTGTACCACCAGTATCTACATGATGGCGTACTAGTAAATTAGAAATATCATTACCATTATCAGTAATTTCTAAATCATCAATTGAATTAGCATTAATTATAACTTCACAATCTTCACCGGCAATTACATCTTGTGTTATTGGGTCTGTTGTAATACCAGTTACTGAACTAGTAGCAGTAACAGTATAAGCAATGCCTTGAAAACTATATTCAACTGTTAAAACTGCTCCGAAAAATCTTAATGAATAAGAAGTTGATGAAGTACTACGAGTACCTCTTGTACCTTGAAATCTGATTTTTGCATTTTGAAGTTCTGCAAGTGTCCAGGTACCAGGGGTTAAATCAAAGTATGTTGCAGTTGTTGTTGCAACACTTGTTTGAGAACCCTTTGTAGTTGTACCAGTACAAAGTTGTAAATATGCACTTGCAATATAGTTTGAACTTGTAGATGATCTTGATGCCCTCGCGCGACATGATACAGATGTAATCGTCGCGCCCGATGGTATGCCACTACAATTAAAATTATAGTATATGTTGGTGACGGCACTAGAACCAGTCGCAAGTACAAAACCTGCATATGTACCACTACCATCACCAATACCATTTTCTATTGGATAACCACTTACTACAGAAGCATAATTGGAGTTCGTTGAGTCAAAACTAACTGTATTAGAAGTGTAAGTATCTTGTACGTTTATCGTTTTAGACATAACTCACCCCCTATTCTTGAATATATATATCACCGTCACTACCAACTGAAGAAGTTGGTGCAGCACTACGGATATATACATCTATGAAATCAACAGTTCCTTGAACCCCAAAAATATTTGCAGTTGAAAGTATGTTGCTTCCTACAAGGTCTGCATCTCCTACAATTGTCTGCGCGCCAGTAAGATATGTACCAGCTGCAATTGTTTGGTTTGTAGTAGTCGGTGTAATTGTTGCTGCTGCCTTTGTTGTAACAGAAGCGGTTAAACTAACAGAACTATTACCTGCAGTTCCTGAACTTACATAACCTGCACTTACTGTTGGTGTTACACTAACTGTCTTTGTAAGTGTCAATGTATTAGTCCCCGTACTTACACTCGCGGCCGTGCCACTGATTGAAGCAGGCGCGGTCGCACTACCATTAGCCACCGCACTAATTACATAGTATGCACCGGTACTATTATACCCTGGTGGTATATTTATATACTGGGCCGCGGTGCTACGTCCAATCGTAGCTTTTGAAGTATAACCAGATGTAGCAGAAGATGCTGCAGTAGTCGGAAGTGTCATTGCGGGCATTGCCTCAACAGTTACTGGTTTATATCCATCCACCCCTGAAGCATTGAATGTCTGCTGTGTTGTGGACGGTGTTACAGTCAGCGATTGAATTGTTGGCGTACCCGTTGACACATTGACCGTCACGCTTGCATATCCGTCTGCGCTGTCGCTTGAAGCATTGTATGTACCATTAGCTGTGATATTCTTGCTTATTAGTGTCGTGCCGTCCTCTACAAACTCAAGTTTTTCAATCTTTAACGTGTGGGTATTCGTATCTCTTGTAACAAGAGCATACCCCGTATCTGAGTAGTACGCACAAGCGAATGGTACTGTCATATACTGCATTACAGTAGTCGTAGTATAGATTCTATAATCTCCTATGACGTATCCCGTGGAATCACCTAGGAAACCTTCACAGACATACTCCGTGCCATCAAAGGTGACGAGGTACATATCGCCGACCACGGGCGTTTCAGTATAATTGGCGATTCCGCCTGCGTATCCTCTTGAATATGCGATATTCGTAGTGATATTTTGCTGTGGAGCGATCACTGTACGTGTATACTCACCACCATCAACAGCTACGTTGACTGATGCATATTCCGTGACATCAATGCTTGTTCCATTCTGCGTTATATTTTTAGTGCCTTGCGGTCTAATATAGACTTTTGTACCACTATTTGAGTCTGTAGCTTTGATGCCTGCTACATTGGTAAACTCATCACCAAATATTTCTAATGTATCTAATGCCATAGTTTACCTCCTTTATGCTGTCCTTATGAGCGACAGAATCGTGCTATCAGGATTATACGTTGATGTAATGCGGACATATTTAGCATTGGACGGTATCTTTGCAGGCGTTAGCGTGCCATCGCAATAGTTAGTATCGTTTGATCTTTGTGTGCCGTCGCTATTCATATTTAATGCGCTTATAGTATTCTTACTTGCATCATAGAAGCCGATATAGAACCAATAACATCCGCTATACGAGAACGTCATAGATGGGTCTATCTCAGTATAGTCTGATACAGAATACCATTGTTCAGCTACTACATTACCGCTTGAATTGACCACGTAATCATTTGTGGTCTTTGTGAAGTCAATCAACTGCGTATTAAGAGGAATATCTGAACTTGGCAGTGTCAGGCCAACCAGCTTATAGTTATAAGTTATACCAGAAGCGAAACGCTTGGAACTTGTGTTTTCGCCAGTATCTATAGTCAGAACCCCATTTGAATACGTTGCATGTGGGGCTGAAGAGTTTGATTCGTTGTACCCGCTAAACCCATGTGCTATAGCCACAAGATTCTCTGAGGTTGATGATTGAGACGTATCCGCAGTTAGATAAAGTGTAGTGTCTTTGATTAACGTAATCGAAATCACACCTCGGAGCGTGACATCCCCTGACAAGTCACCGTATACATAAATCAAATTTGGTGCGAAACTGCAAGGGATTTGCACCGAAATGTCGCCATTGCCCGTAAAAGTTCCAGTGAGTTCCTGTGCTCCGCCACCACTACCGCCGCCTGTTGACGGAAGTACGATAAATCCATCTTGGTCTTGTGTTACATAACCACCACTCCCACTTTCGGTAACGTCAGTTAAAATAACATCCCCTTCCATGTACTTACCCGCAGTTTTTAAAGTGCGAGTTTGATTATTAACGGTAGTAAGAGTACTACCTTTATATGTTACTGTTGTACTCATTTATACCACCGTCCCGTCATATATTGGTAAAGTTGCCATTGTGAGATAGCCACCTGTGTTTGTTGAACTATATACTTTTGGAATTGCTGTATCTACATATGCCGTTGTTGCAACCTTTGTTGAGTTGTCATTCGCAGATGGGGTTGTAGAGTAAAGATATGAATTACTATCATATTGTGCAATATAACCTGCAGTAGGAGTGGCCGTACTTTTTGTATAATAAGCAGTAGTTCCACTACTACTAGAGCCAGAAATAAATGGAATATACTTATCAGAATTTTGACCATATATACTTTTATTTAATGTAACCCCATTCCAAGTCTTATCATCGCTAACCTTCGCATTCCAATTACTTATGTCTGTCGCCGTAATTCCTGCAGCCGCACTCACGCTGAATACAGGGTCAGTTTCAGAAGTTAAGAAAGAAGATGTATCTGGAATATCAGAGGTTAAGGCTATTGTTCCAGTTTTATCTGGTAAAGTGTAAGTTCTACTACTAGTAAGATTAGTTACATTTAAAGACCCACTATATGTCGATGCATCAGAAGCTAATTTTAATTCTTTATATGATAAATAACCAACCCGTGACCCACTTCCATTAAAATAAGAAATTTTACCTTCAGAAGGAGTGAATCTTACACGTCCAGAATACACAGTAGTGGTTTGCTCGGTACTACCATTATTTTGCGCAAATAAAATACCATATGCATTAGTATCAGTACCAGTTAATGGTGTATATTTTACCTTCTCATCCGTACTGCTCTTCCCATTCCAATTACTTATATCCGTCGCTGTAATTCCACTCGCGGCAGAAGCACTAAATATTGGGTCTGTTTCTGTATAATTTTTTATATATCCACTAGTCTCATCAACTAGATTATAAGTATCACCATTCGGTAATTTAACTTGACTAATATCAGCCATATCCTTTTCACTCCTTGTACGTATTCGTCATACTTATACTGCGCGCGGTCGTCTTTGTATGTGCAAGAACGGCCGATGACGCACAAACATCACCGGCCGCGCGCAGAATACGTACAACTTGTAAATCTATATTAACCCTTTGTAACTTCAACATCAGTTGTGCTCTTAAGAACAGTAACTGAATCCTTATTGTTCCAAGCAGTATTTGCACCACTTGCAGTAGCCTTAATATTAGTAGTACTTGGTGTAACTGTAATAGTAGGCTGTGTATTTGTAAATGTAGCTGAAGTACCAACAACTGTTGCTGTATTAGGAGTACCCAACCCAGTTAATACAGTAACTGTATCTCCAACCTCTACATCTGTAACCACATCCGCACCACTACCAGTAGTAGTTGTTGCACCAGTTGCAACAGTAGTTGCACTACTTGCTGCGGTAGGAACTGTAATAGTTCCCGGTGCATTAGCACTATATGTAGTCTGTGTAGCTGGTGTAGCTGCACCGAATGTAAGCACCTTATTTGTAACACTTACGCCCTTTAACCAATCTGTATTAGTTGTGCTTGCTGTTGCTTCACCAGTAGCAGTTGTTTGTGAAGTTCTACCCTGAACTACACTTGGAGTTGTACTTCCACTAACCCCAGTAACTGTAGTAGTAGCTAATTTTTTTGTAGTTGGTGTAACTGAACTAGCTGCGCTACCTGTAACTCCAGGGTATGAAGTAATAACTGTCTTAGAATCCTTTGAGTTCCAAGCCGCGCCGCCACCAGAAGCACTTGCACTTGAAATACCCGTAGCAACACTAACTACTCCTTCTCCAGCTGTTGCGCCAGTTGCTAAGGCTACTGTTGGTTGAGTAATTGTGAAAGTTGCATCACTACCAATTACTGTATCGGTTTGCTTAGTAAGTGAAACCGCTGTGACCAAATCACTCAAATCTGCTTGAGTATTACCAATAAGTTCCCAAGTTTTACTTCCAGCCTCACCGACCGGCACATATTCATCATACACATCCATATCTGTCTGTGTACTAGACTTAACCAAGTAAAATGCGCCCGGCGCTGCATTATTCGCAACAAGTGTACCAGTATAAGTCTGTCCTTGATATTCAACCTCAACTCCCGCTGGTATATTACCCACAACTGGTTCAGATGTTCCATCCCAACCAACATTATATGAAACGCCGCCAGCAATGGTCTGACTTAATGTATCAACAACATCTCTAATCTCACGGTCTGCAATCCAATAACTATTACCAGAAGGCAACGTAATCTTCTCAATAACCGGAGTATTATTATCTACATATGCCATTTTTTAATCTCCTTTAATTTCTATTTAAAATTAACGCACCATCCACTAGCTCGGCCGCGTCATTAACATTCAACTTATTATTCCAAAATAATTTTTCTTGAAGAGTTACATGAATGTCTGGATTTTCGATATGATTCAATAACTGGTCACGCAATTCTTCATTCACAAAAGGTAAATCTTGAACATAAGCCATTCCATCACCAACCTTAATAGCTGGCATATTCACAGTTTTTACAACTCCATCAATTTCCTTTTGTACCGTTCTATAATCGTTATAAATAATAATCTCACCCTCTAAAGGAATAAAACCCAACGCTTCATTCCAATGCTGAGTAGTATCTCTTTTTAATTGAATCCTTGGATTTATCGTTGCACTCATACCATCCTCCTATATCACTGTGGTACTAGTGCCACAATCTAAAATCAAATCATCTAAAGAAATCACTTTATTCTCAATTACAATTCCATTACCTGCGGCGTAAGTAACTTCAGTAACTCTTGGTATTCCCACTTCTCCACGAAGCATAACACGAGGCTCAACCACTCCGGTTAACTGAGTTTCTCCTGAGATGGTTGCTTTTAAATTTCCAACCTCTACAATACCAGTAGCCATTAATATACCTCATAATCAATTTTAAATTCCCCTAATAATATTGTAGTTACATGGCCCGCCGCATCAGTAAGCTCAATATCATACTTATACTTTTTAAAGTCCAAATTCTTTGTATCTTGTGGTTCAATTTCCAAAGTACAAGTATCAAGTGGAATTGGTTTAGTAAATAATGTGTCTCTACCCCAGCTTTTACCTAGAGCAAAACGAAGACTATCTCCTTCTTGAGGAGTATATGCTTCGCCATCCTTATTTTGAAGAGTTATATGGAAAATTCCAGTGTCTCCTCTTGTTAATGAAATGTTTTGGTCTTCATCTATATAAAGCATTTTCTCCTCCAATAAAAATTAATATCGTTCTTTATAAGTCAAAAAACTATGATGGTTTAAATGCTCTTGATAGGTTTTTCTAACTACGTCAATTGCAATTTCTGCTTTGTTGTTAATAAAACCCGGATGCTCATCACAATAATCTTCATATAAATCAATATCATCTAATATATCGTTGTAGTGTTCCTGTGAATGAATTCTTCCAAGCATTATATCGTCACTAAATCGTAAGATACGTTGACGAGCTTGTCTAATACGAACTTCTTCAGTTTTTTTAATGTGAGTATCTAACTCACTACCTATTTTATTAACTTTTTCAACAACCTCTTTATTCATTGAGCGTCCTATGGCTCTAGCGAGTAGTGACCATAAGTTCAAATCAACCTTAGGCAATCTTATCAATCCCAGCAGCACAACAACTAATCCGATTAGCCCATCTTGAGCTGCAACGATTATTTCATGTAATGTCATATTCGTTTCCTCCCTTTCTTAAAAAAGATGGACATAATCCGTCTCTTCTACAACTAAGTAGAGATTGGTATATTAATCTCTACTTTTTTATGAACGGAGGTTTTAGTTATGAAAACAAGTAAAGGTGAAGAGAAAATAATTGGTCTTTTGAAGAAGGAACAATATAAATTTGAAAGAGAAAAACGATTTGGAGATTTAAAACATGGGTCATATCGTTTTGATTTTTGTATACGCCGCGGCCAGTCGAATTTTTGTGTTGTCGAATACCAAGGCGAACAGCATTACCAACCAATAAGCAAGTTCTATCATTCACGACAAGATTTTCTAAAGGCACAAGAACGCGACCGTTGTAAAATTAGTTACTGTCTTTCTCACAATATCCCGCTTTATATAATTCCCTATTGGGAACTCGATAAAATTACGACCGCGCACGACCTGTTCAAAGACAAATACAGAGCAAAAGACCGTTGGAAAAATGATAAAGATTGGTTCAAATTTCAAACGCTTTGAAAATTTGACGAAGCATCAAAAAATTTGATATAATTAATATAGAAAATAAGAAAAATATATATATATTATATAAGAGGAATTTGTATGTTTATCAATATTTATTATTTATTAATTCTTCTTATTGTAAGTATTCTTATCATTGCTATATTAATAAAAAAGAATAAACAAACAACAAAAACATTAGAAAAAACAATATTAGATAAACATAAAATTGAAGTATTAAGAAAGGATGAGTTAAAAGAATACTTCAAAGAAGAATGGGACAACCAAGAACAAAAATTAAAAGAGCGTTTACAATTCGGAGAAAAAGAAATTGCTTTAAGACAAAAGTCAATTGAACAAAACTATGAACTTCAAAAGCGCGAGTCTGAATTGAAACTTCAAAACTTAGAAACAAAGTTAAAAGAAAAAGAAAAACGATATAATGAAGTAAACCAAGACTTAGACTTATATCGTCAAGGTAAAATGAAAGAAATTGATGGTACGGCCGCAGAATACGAACAACGTAAACGAACAGAAATTGAACAGATATTAAAACAAAAAGAACTTCAAGCCAATAGCGATTTTAATAATCATGTAGATGCCTATATTGCTCAAAAGGCACAAATGCAAGCAGACATTGAAACGATTAGGGCAGAATTAGAAGAAGAACGTAATAAGCGCGCCGCCATCAACGAAGAGATTCTACGTCAGAAAAAACTTGAAGAACAACAAGACTTTTTCAGAATACAACTTAACCCAGATGACTCAAATGACATTGAATTACTTCGTTCAATTACTCCGCGCTTACGTCATCCAGAAGCAATTAACAAAGTTATATGGACGGGTTACTATCAAAAACCACTTGCAGAATTACGTAAGCGCATTCTTACAAATGGTGATGTAAGCGGTGTCTATAAAATTACACGATTAAAAACTAATGAGATATATATAGGACAAACGACTTCAGTTGATAAACGTTGGCAAGAACACGTCAAATCAGCTTTAGGAGTCGGAACACTTGCTTCTTCCCAACTCCATAGAGTTATGAGAAGCGACGGACCAGAAAACTTTACATTTGAACTACTTGAAGAAGTTCCAAAAGATAAATTAAGAGAACGCGAATCATATTATATTGATTTTTACGACAGTAAAACTTATGGATTAAACAGTGTTACTGGCGATAAAAAATAAATAAATTAAATATTTTCACGAAAGTGAAGTCCGATAGGACAAGGAGAAGAAATGAGAGAAGGAATAGATTGTAAAGGACGACGATGGACTAAGCGAGAATTAGTTCCAAGAATGAAAGACTTAACTAATAGAAAAAACTTTCAATTAACTTGGTTATTCCCAGTTCATGTAGAAGGACGAAAAGGTACAGATTGGTTATGTAAATGTGAATGTGGTAACTATATAGTGGTTCGTTCAACCTGTTTCACTACACAAAAATCATGTGGTTGTAAAAAACATAACCCCGAATTGCCAAGAAAAGTAAAGATTGGTGATGTTTTTACCTATTTAACAGTAATTGATACAGATGATACTAATTATTGTACTTGCAAATGCCAATGTGGAACAATATTAAAAGTAAGAAGTGCTAATTTAAGATATGGAACCACTACTTCTTGTGGATGTAGAAACAAAGAAACAATTACAGAAGCAGTTTGGCAGGATGAAACTGGCAAACGGTATGGAAAACTGACGGTTTTGAATTTGGAGTATAAAGATATTCAAGGTTCACATTGGCGTTGTAAATGTGATTGCGGTACAGAAATAGTTACTAGAGGTAATGCATTACGTAGTGGAATTACGCGGTCTTGTGGTTGTGTTAAAAGTAGAGGAGAATATCAAATAGCTAATCTTTTAAGTGATAATCAAATTGATTATATAAAGCAATATAATTTTAAAGATTTAAGAGGTCCTCAAGGAGGCGTATTACTATTTGATTTCGGTATTTTTTATAATAATAAATTAATTGGTCTTATAGAATACAATGGTATTCAACATTATATAGATACCGATTTTGGAAAGATACAACGAGAAATAACAGATAAACAAAAAATAGATTATTGTAAGAAAAACAATATTCCATTACTAATATTAAACAAAGATAATTATGATGAAGATATAATATTAGAGTGGATAAATAATAAAATACGCGAAAGCGAAGGAGAAGAAACCTTATGACTAATTTAACAAAAATTCAAGAGCAAATTGTAACAACAGACAAACCAAAAGTGTTAGTAATGAGTTCCGCGGCCAGTGGAAAAAGTCGTGTAATAGTTGAACGAATTAAATATTTATTAGAACAAGGTGTTGACCCGTCTAAAATTGTAGCTATTACATTTACAAATAATGCTGCCTCAGTTATGTATGAGAGGTTAGGATTTCCAAATGGACTCTTCATTGGAACTGTGCATTCTTATTGTAGCTATTTATTGCGTGGTGGTGCAGTTGATATAACAAACATACTTAACGAAGAACGATTTGATGACTTATTTGAAGAGATAAAGAAAAATTTAGATTGTATAAAAGAAGTTGATTATTTGCTATTAGATGAAGCAAACGATTCAACTGAAGCGCAATTTGAATTTTTTGAATTGATACATCCAAAAAATTTCATGTATTGTGGAGATATAAAGCAGAGCATCTATCTTTGGAATGGTTCGAATCCTGAGTATCTAATTGACCTTGCTAATCGCCCAGAAGTAACTGTATATTCGATGCATGAAAATTTTAGGAATCTTCCAGATATATTACGATTTGCAAAAAAGTTTCTATATCGTTTGGGACCAAATTATGAAGATGATTCTATTGCAACAAGACAACCAATAGATGGATATCGTTATCATGTATTAGAAGCCAATTATACACCAGATGAAGCGGTTGAATCATTATTAATAAACAATGATAGATTAAAAGGTAAATGGAAGGATTGGTTTGTACTTTGTCGTACTAATGCGGATGTAGAACTATTTAAAATTCTATTTGAAAAACGAGGCGTACCAACTGATACTTTTAAACAATCAGAGCTTACCAACTCGCAAATAGAAGAAAAAATGAATGAAAATACTATAAAAGTATTGACAGTCCATAGTGCAAAAGGTTTGGAAGCTCCATACGTTCTTTCTTATAATATCCGAGCCTACAACGATGATGAGGCTAGAGTCTGCTATGTGTCAGCAACGCGAGCAAAAGATTTTCTAATTTGGGCGCGTATGCCGAAGAAAAAGAAAGCTAAAACAAAAACATTTAGTTGGGAGTAGAAGTTATGGAAGCAACAATACATTTTGAACCTAAACAGGTTATATTAGAAGGAACTATTACTATTGCTGATAAAGATGGTAGTATAATAGAAGAATATGAAAATACGTTTGCATATAAATGGAACGAGTTTGGTGAATTGATAGATTTATTGCCTTAAAAGTTTACTTATAAACGAGAATGATTTATAAGGAGGTAAGCAATGGCTATTGATAAATCAAAAGAAAATACTCGTATTGCAGATTTACTTGCTATGAGTACTGAAGACGTTAAAGCTAAAATGATGGTTAGTATTGATAATCCAAGTATTCTTAAACAGTTTGTAACTGATGAAGAAATGAATTGGGATTATGCGGTGGCTGCTGGTTTGTTAGAAGAATCTGATGTTGAATGGATTAAAGAACATGCTAATGAAGAAAATTCTGAAGAGCCAGCAAATGATAATCCAGGACAAGAATAAGCAATAAAAAAGACGGGTCAAACCCGTCTTTTTAAATTACACTATCTTAGTTATCTCTTTTTACCTACTCATACTTTAAGGCACTGATATCAATATATTCAGAGAAAGTATCCTCATCTTTACTAACTTCAACCTTAACTTTTCCGCCCCTCTTCTTAATAATAAGAATATGAATTCCGTCAGAATCAAGTGTAACTCCATTTACCTTAATAGAATCAGCATCTTCACACTCATAATGCAAAGCTAAATAATACCCTTGCTGTTCATCTGCGCGTCCAGAGAATCCAGTATATTCAGTTACATACTTTAATGTTCCAAATACCTTACCATCAACAATGAATACTCCTTCTTGAAGGTCAGAAGCCTTCTTACCGAGTAAATCAACAGAATCAGCAATATCTGCATCGATTGTATAAGCAGCAAGTTCATTATTTTGTGTTGCAACATATTCATCTACCATTTGTTTAAGGATTGCTGGATTTGTGTTGCCCGGAGTCTCTTGAACATACTCCATAATATTTCTAAATCTCATTAGGTATATACCTCCTTATATAAAAAATAGCTATTCTCTTTATATAAGTAAAATTTTAAATGTTTACATATACACTTTTGCATTACTCTTCTCTTGGTATCACAGCAGCAATAGATAAAACATCTGATTTTAAAATTTCTATTACATAATTACCAGCCACAATACTAGAACCATCAGTAACTCGCGCAGTCCATACGTCATCAGTTTTTTTAATTGTTATATATAACGGCTCCTCATGAACTACTCCAGTTATTTCATCAATAGTTGTATGAGCTTCACCATCTCCATAATGAATGGTAAAGGTTTGTGTTTCTGTATCAACTATTAAAACTCTATATAATAATTTTTCTTTATCTGTAAGAGTAGACATATCAACATCTTGGACTTCTACAGCTGAATCAGTCACTACTATATATTGTGCAGGCATTATAATATTAGTTGG